CATTGACGAACGTTCGAAAACCTGCTTTGGCTTCAATGCTGAAGAGATAACTGCAACGTTACCCGCGCTAGCAAGGGACTTTAACGTCGCCCTTGCTACTGACGACGCACTCTCTCTGATGACAGACGATAGGTTTCTCTCAATCTTTGAGAGACTCTATTGTCGACCTGTCTTTTCTATTGCTTGCGCCTGGGCTAAGATGGGGCATGGCTGCCTCATACCCAATGGGTCCTGTGGTTGCGGCAAGGATGAACAGGGTGCTAGCCGATGTTTAATCGGTTTAGCCTGTCTGAGAGCAGTTCGACAAATCCTCGGTCTGTACGGCAGGTTGCTCACCTGCTTGCCAAACACCGAGGTGACCAACGAAATTCTGGATAAGTTTGTGAAGCGTATCCAGGAGACACCTACTATCACGCTTCCCACTCGGTATGCGGAAGTCTTTCGACTTCTGATAAGCCAAGTGGACCTCTCGCCTTTGCAAGCGGGAGATAGCGCGATACGGTTCCGTAATGGTCCAGGAGCAGTAGCGGAGAGGGATATAAGGCACCAGTGGCAGAAGCAAATGCTTTTCAACCACTGGGAACCTCGGTATGATCACATCGATCATAGGTTATTTCGTTTTCCTTTTCAGGATGACGAGATGCCGGTAGTCATGAATTGGAAACAATGTCAGGACTATTCCAAGGTTGCCTTAGTTCCGAAGGATTACCGTGGGCCTCGGATCATAGCGTCCGAGCCTGCCCTCCATGCCTATGTGCAACAGGGCGTTGACTGGATGATACGTAAGGGTCTGCGGAAATCGGTTTCCCGATACTGCATGAACCTCAACGATCAAACGGAGAATGCACATGCTGCACTGGCTGGTAGCGTCGATGGATCCAGGGTCACAATTGACCTTATGGATGCTTCTGACACGGTACGCGTGGGTCACCTGGACTCTCTTGCGAGAGTTTGTCCAGAGTTTTACTTCTGGCTGATGACCTTACGCACTCCTCAAGTACGGGTGCGTGGTGATCTGCATAAGATGACCACGTTTGCTCTGATGGGCTCGTCATTGACGTTCCCAGTAGAGACACTTGTATTTGCTGCCACCGTGATCTCCGCGTCATGGGAGGCAGTAGTGGGAAGAGGTGTCGCTTGCCGAGAAAGCACGCTGAAGAAAGCTATAAAAAGGCTTGATCTCCACGTGTATGGCGATGATATCACACTCCGGCGTGAGTACGCTGAAACTGCTATCACCGCTCTCCGACAGGCCGGATTCCTACCCAACGAAGCTAAATGCTGCGTTAAGGGTTTCTTCAGGGAATCCTGTGGTGTTGATGCCCTTCATGGGCACGACGTCACGCCCCTCCGCCCCCGGTACCTACCAGGTGCCGCAGAGCGTAACTGGCTCGGATACAAAGACATGACTCAGGGCTTCCTAGATAGGAAATGCCCCAGAGTCGCTTCCTGGTTATACCATCTTTTGGCATCCAGTAAGTATCATGTCGTGTATCCGATCTGCGACCCGCACGACGTAGTTGACGATATTTTCATCGTCGATCGCTTCGGGCAGCTGCGCCTCCTTTTGGAGACGCAGCCTGCCGTGCAGCGCTACAATCGAGACTTGCAGAGACCTGAGGTCAAATCCCCAATACTTTCAGCTCGTTTAGCTGACCCGCCTTTGGAAGCGGGAGGGATTTCTCGGTTCTTTGACTTGTGTCGATATCGTGCAGCACTCCTAGCAGGAGTGGAGTACCAAGACTGCTCAGATGCAGTAGGGCCTCATAGCCCTGTACTCGACGCGCGGTTCTCACTTGGTCTACCTCGACCAAGTGAGGCCGGTTACCCGGATTCGTCCCCCGTTATAAAACATCGGACGGCCTGGGCGTGCGCTAAAGATGCGTTCGTCCCGGTTCGCGGAACGATTCCAAACTTGCTAGGTTTGGATAAGTTGGAGTCTGAAGACTCTGAGTAGGCCACCGCGGCCTTGGGTGAGAC